TCACTCGAATATCTTGGAGACAATGATTAAAGCATTTTTTGGAATTGGAGTTCTTGCAAGTGTAATTGCAATTCCTTCCCCACCAGAACCTGAACAAGTCAAAGTAACACAGGAACCAGAACCTCTAGAGGAAATTCTTATTGAAGAAGAGACTTGGAAATGTCCTAGTTGTACACCTAACGAAAAAGTTGTTCTAGCAGCATTACAAGAGCACACAAAGATATCTGATCGTAATGCACTAGCAACAATTATGGGAAACATTCAGCAAGAATCTAAATTCATCTCTAACATTTGTGAAGGTGGTGCTCGTGTTTCTTATGAGAAATGTCTGAGGGGTGGTTATGGATTGATTCAGTGGACTTCTATTAATCGTTATAGAGGACTTGGAAACTTTGCAGTGAAGTATAGTTGCAATCCAAGTGAATTGGAATGTCAGGTTCGTTGGATGATTAATGAACCTATCTTCCAACGTGTTCTACCACAATTTGAAGGTGGTGGGCAAACAGTATCTTATTACATGCGACCTGCATACTACTGGTTAGGATGGGGTATCAAAGGTAATAGAGAAATCTATGCATATGACTACACTAAGAAAATGGTATGGGTATGACATCAGAATCAATTGAAAACTTGGAGGCACCATTATTTGAATGTGAATCCGGACATTTAACTCAGGGTTATGGTTCTTTCGTGGGAATTCCTTCTCCCGAGTATTTGAACGATGACTCTTGGTTTGGTCCGGCTGTTTTATCCGAAAAACAAATGACTATTAAAGAAGCATATGAACATGCGGTATCCGAAAGGCAATTACTGCATGAGGATGATACAGTAGAACCAAAAGATATTCATGAGACTATCTATCGTATAGCTACAAGTAGTGGTAAAACTACAACACAACTGAATCCAACTAGTGTTGGTGGTTGGCAATCTGGAATTGGTTTGGGGTAATTTATATGATTGAAGATTTCAGAGCATCCCATTATCACGTAGATGTTGTCGATCACGACAAAGATTCTGAAGCCCTCAATGCTGTCTTAGCAATGTGGGCATCTTCTGGTGTAATGACAGAACAAGAAGCCAAACGTCGAGTCTCCGAAGTGATCTGCGTAATCCGTCATACATCAACTCATGAGGTCATTGGTGTCAGCACTGCATACGTAGGAGTGATTCCGGGAGGTAGACAACGAGTTTATCTATACCGGATGTTCATCGATCCTTTCCATCGAGGTAAAACCATCCCTCACCGTCAGCCTTGGATTGCCGCTCAAACTATTGAGACTCTGCGTCAACGACAACACAATGATCGAACTGTTGGTGTCGTGGCCATTATCGAAAACCAACGCATCCCTGATCGCCTCATGAAATCTACAGGATGGTCAAAAATGTCACGACTTTGGAACGGTAATCGTATGTTCTGTGTGAGTTTCGGACAAGAAGATATCCTCTGATGGACAGAACTCTTCGACGATCACAATTCAACTACAACGCCGTTGCATTCACTGCTCACGTAATGTTGTTGATTCAGTACCTCTTGTTTGGATGGACTTTTGTACTAATCGCTTTGCTCATTGGTTTTGTGATCTACAATCTAACGGCTGGTCTTTACATGCATCGAGTGGTCGTACATCAACATTTCAGATTTTCCTTGGGGTGGCATCGTCTGTTCTGTAGGTTGTTTTCAATGTGCAATTTCGGAAGCTTGGCTATGAATTGTGCTATTCATCTGCGTCATCATCGATATCCAGATCAACCAGGAGATCCCCACAGTTACTACCATCTTGGTCTTAGGTGCTTGCTTCTCAAGCAGTGGAATCGCAGTTCCTTACCTCAAAGTAGGCATCTCCGGCGCTTCCTCAGTAATCCATGTATCAAACATCAACATCGCAATCATATGTCTTATGGGATTATCACGGCCCTTCTGTTTCCATCGATTACCGTATCGGCTTACTGGTTGATTAACTTATTGTTTGTGGTAGTTCATTGGGGTCCCATTTATAATTCTTCTGAAGGGAGATCGACGGACTGTCCTATATTATTTCCATTGATGTGGGGTGATGAAATGCATTACCGTCATCACAAATATCCTGCCCAGAAAAGGCTTCGGCATAGTGATCTGCTTTATATAATTGGGTGTGTAATTGAGTGGCAATCTGGGACTGGTTGGGAGCAGTTTCGATGATTGAAGATTGGCGTTACAGTGAACAGAAGTTAAAACTTCGTGAGTCGGCACTTAAAGTTCTTCTGACTAAATATGGTAGTCAACTAAAAGAATCATTACCTGAGTATAGTAATCAATCAATGTATGAATGTGCTCATGATTGGGTATCACAAGGCAATGTAAATACTAATGGTATTATTAAATATTTTGAGGCATATTACACATGAAAAAAATTATCGCATCTCTGGTTGCTGCGGCAGCGGTTGCCCTACCTGCCCTTTCAGACCCCCTAAAAGATAATCAATTCAATACTATGCACTCTCTGGGTTGTATGTTACTTCGAGAGTGTACCGATGAAGTCTATAAAGTCAAAAGTATCACTAGTGTTTCTAGTGAGTATCCCGATATTGATTATAGTATTGTTGCTGACGAGTTCGACTCAATGCTCCTTGCCTTGGAGCAGGTTGGAGTTGGGGTGTTTCTAGCAGACTCGAAGTATTTTCCTTTCGGACAACGTGGTGTTTATCATACTGTTGGTAATAACTTTTTCTTGAATAAGGAGTATATGGGTAGCACTGCATATCTTATGCAAGTAATGCGTCATGAAGGATGGCACGCTGCACAGGATTGTATGGCAGGAACTATCGATAATAGTTTGATTGCTATCATCAAACCAGAGGATGAAGTTCCTATCATCTGGCGTGTTATGGCAGAACGCACATATCCCAAGAATGTTGTGGCATGGGAAGCAGAAGCAAGTTGGGCAGGTCGTACTGAAAAAATGACTATGGAGGCACTCCAAGCATGTGCCGATGGTAATATGTGGGAAGTATATGAACCTACTCCTTTAACCCGTGAGTATCTAGTTAAAGAAGGTTACATTACTAAATAATATCATCCTAAACAGATAACCTACCAAGAAGAGTTTTGTGAAACCTCTTGTGTTATAATGGTGAACTCTTTGTTGGATAACAAAAAATCAAGTATGACATCTTTAACTAGAGATATACTAATCAAAACTATCGTTGCCGAAGAAATGAAACTGTGCGATAGTTCTGATTATAAAGAACAATTACAAAAAACATATCACAAATGGGAACATGAATCTAGTGATAGTTTGTGTCAAAAATTTAATCAAATAGAGAAAACACATATCACAGTTGACCTTCTTAAACCATAAATATAAGAACCTTGCTGGTTTTTAATGGAAGAAGAAGTTAAGAATCGAGAGATAAAAAATAAAAGTATTTTTGGTAAGATTAAAAGTTCTGTTGATGATAAAGAAGAACAATTAGAGATATTATCAACTTTTGTTCGACTTGCTATTTTAGTATGGAGTGGTGGAATACTCACACTTGCATATATTAAGTTACCTGTTGCTTTAGGTATTCCTGAACAGAAACTTGATCCCACTTTTATTGCCAGTGTATTTACTGGAGTTTTGGCAACCTTTGGTGTTCAGGCAGCAAAGAAAGCAGGAGAAAATGGTGGCAATGGTGGTGGAATTAGTAAGGAAGACTTACAGAAATTGATTGATTCTGCTGCACAAACTGCACCTTCACAAACTATAAGAGTCGAGCAAGGTCCAATTAAGTTTGAAAATAGTCAACCAATAATTAAACCCGTACCAACGGATCCTCCTCAACCTCCTTATTCTTTATAGTAAATGAATTTATTATTGCGTCCACTTGATAATGTTGCTGATCCTGTATGGTCAGTGATTATATGTGTCGTTCTTGCATTAGCACTTGCACTAGTCATGGTGATAAATATACTTCAGATGGCTTTTGCGGAGATGAATGATGGGGCAGATGACACCACCGAGCAGGAAGAGCTGCTACAACTTCCGAGTGACGGAGATCAATCGTGTTCTTGATGGTGATACTATTGATGTTACTATCGACCTCGGGTTTGATTTATACAAGAAAGAAAGAGTTAGAGTTGCTGGAGTTGATACACCGGAAAAGAGGACGAAAAACTTAGAGGAGAAAGCACTTGGAATCGACGCAACCAACTGGCTTAAAGAAAAATTGGAGAGTACTATCGCTGGTGATGATGAGTTGTCTGTTAGGACTGAACTTGTTGGTGGGGTCGGTAAATATGGTCGCCTTCTCGGTTGGTTATATATTGGGGACGACTTGGTGTCCCTCAACGAACAAATGATTACCGAAGGATATGCTCATGCCTACGATGGTGGAACCAAGGATATGAATTTAGAAGCACTTCGTGTGATTCGTAGAGTACATGGTACTTTAGTTGAATGATGAGTACTTTATTTGTTATAATGTTTATTTCACTTATTACCATCGGAATGTCGATGGTTGGAAACAAAACTGCAATTAAGAGGAAATTCTAAAATGCAAAAATTAATTAACGGAATCGCATTACTCTCAGGAATAGTATCACTTTCTATTGTTGGTGCCGGAGCATACCTTTATGTTAATAAGGATGCAATGATTGAGCAAGTAAAGGAACAAGCAACAGAACAAATTACTAAAGCAATTACTGAAGCACTTCCTGGTATGATTAATTCTGCATTACCTGAAATGCCTAGTATGACTGGTAATGTCCTTCCAGAATCTACACAATCAGTTCCTTCGATGACGGGTGGAGCACTACCTTTCTGAAAACTTAATGAGATTTGTTAAATATATAATAGTAAATGTGAATTCGTATGTCTGTTTCTAATGCAAAGAGAAGGAGATCAACCGCAAAGAAAAAATCTGATAACGAAAATAAATTTTTTCTTTACGTGATTTTTTATCATCTGTTCACCGGTATTGCTGGACTTTTTAAGAATGATTAATGGAGAATATTCCTAATATTGAAATACGACCAATATCCATAAGTCCAATTAGATCTTTGGATATTCCTAAGTATGTGATAGCACCCTCACGATCAATACCAACTGCTGCTCCTGTAACGGTCAATCTTGGTGTTCCTATTGTCAATCTTCCTGGATGTGTAGAATCTAATAAGGAGAACAATCCAAAGAATATTGCTCTTCTTCAAGATGATCCAAATGGAACATTGACTTTTTGTGATGGGTCATTGCCATCGTTTAATCCTATAGATTTTAATGCTGAGGATTATCTCCAACCATCAAAAGCACCTGTCCCTCCATTCAAACCTTCAGAGACAGATTTTAAAACACCTCAAATTAAACCACCTACTATACCTAAAACTGAAATACCTATAATTAAAACTGAAGAAAAGGAAGATTCTATAATAGAAGAAAATATTAATATTGTAGATTACCTACCTCCAGTAGAAGCAGTTGTATCAACTACTGTTATTGCTGCTGCTGCGGCAACTAGTGCATTGGTTGCTAGACCATTAGCAAATTTTCTTTTAAAAATTATTAGACCGGTTATGAAAAAGGTAATTAAAAAAGTTTCTAATAAATTTGGTAAAGAAGAAATTGTATTAAGTATTAATGAACGAAGAGAAATTCAAAGAGAAAGAAGTGAAGCAGTGAGAGCAATTAGAAAATTAAGGGGTCGTTGATATAATACCACCAAGATCTTCTGCTTTCTTTGATACTGGTGCTGGAATAGAATGTCTATGTTGTGGAATTACTCCACCTGGATTAGTGACTATAATATCTGCACACACTGAATAATATGGACTTTTGGGGTGAAAATAAATTCCTTGTTTCTTAAGTTCCCCACAATTCTTAAGTCGGGCAATCTCAAAATCTAATCTTTTATTGGCAATCAATTGTTGTTGTAATTCTATTTGAGTTGCTGCTGCTTGTTTACATTGCTCTTGTAATTTAGTATCTAATGGTTTGGACCAAGTAGCAGAAAATCCAAGACTCAAACTGTAGTTATCTTTTTGCCCTGTTCTTATTGGAACTCGATACAATATATTTCCTGGATTATCTAAAGATCCGTCTTCATCAAGGTCTCTTAAATCATATACTGGGTCATTATAAAAATCTTCAAAGGGTTTCTGTGCCGATACAGCACCTGTTACATATGGTGTAAAGTTGAGAGTGGGACCTTGACATTGTATACCTCCACCGTAGGTGTTTGTAATGTAAGGTCCCTGAAGGACTTGTATAGCCTGGTTTGTAACGGAACCTGAA